CGTCTGCGGATTAGTCACTCGGCTTGGTGGACATCGCCGTAATGGTGGTCACATCCACATCAACTGCAAGTATGACTACGCCACTGGTAAGCGTGTGTTTGACGCATTGCGTTATCACTTGTCCTGGACTCGCTGGCTTGTCAGCGGTGTCAGGCGTAATCATACGTGGGCTCCTGTGAGCGGTACGGAACAGACGTTTGATCGTGCCATCGGTCACAAACAGGCCGCAGTCACAGCCAACACATGGCATCGCACTGGCACTGTAGAGATGCGTGTATGGGGTACGACTAACAAACCAGAAGAGTGGCTTGGTAGAGCAAAGCTCATGCAGGCTATTGCCAAGTGGTCAGAGGCATTCAACTGCACTCCGAACGATACGCCTTATCCTATCACGATGGACACGGCGCATCTTGCATGGCCTCAGTTCTTCTCTTGGGCATCTCGCAATGCTCCAGAGGGTCTGTGCTACGCTCTTAAGACTATGCGTAAGAAGTTGCGTACGGCTTCCACTCCGTCAGTAGATAAGCAAGCTTGCGAGGCATTCCTCACTGCATGGGAGCAGTCAGGTCGCACTTGCCGATGCTATCGCACTCGTCAGCCAGTCAGTCGCCCAGCCACCATTGATATCAGCGGAAATTCGCTAGGTATCGCTCAACCCGTAACAAATTGGATAACAGGAAACTAATCATATGTGTAAATTAGCAGGATGGACATCGTCCAAAGATCAGCCACTTAGCAAACAAGCCGCAGACTTAGCACTGCAGGCCGCTCATGAAGTCATCATTCGCTCAGAAAAGGATGGCTTCGGCTATGCACAATCAGGATCAACTGGGCTTCGTGCCAAGTTCGTCCAGCCGTCAGAGTTCGAGAACATGGATTCGCTTACTAATCTGTATCGCAGAGCCGGGAACGCCGCTTCCGCATTCTCAACCAGTTATCGCACTTCTCAGGAAGGATCGTATGTAAATAACAAGCATATAATAGTTCATGGTCGTACTGCCACATGCGGTGTCAATCTTCAGAATGTGCATCCGTTTCGCCGTAAAGGTTGGACGCTTGCGCATAACGGAGTTGTTAACTGGGCAGGTCAGAAGTCAAAGGATCACGACTCGGTTAGTTGTGACTCTGAGCATCTTCTCATCTGTATGGCAGATCACACTCCTATGCTTCAGCGTAAGGAGGCACTTAACCACATAACTGGTTATGCCGCATTCTTGGCTCTGAATCCACAAGGTAAGATGGTAGTTGCCGTAGATGATAGAGCTTCGCTCTATGCAGGCATTACTAGCAAAGGGCGTTGGATCTTTGGTACGAACAAGGCCATCGTGGAGGCAATAGCAGATGCATGGAACGCTAAAGGCGTACAGGCTTATCCTATTGATAAATGGACATGGATGGAGTTCAACGCTAACGAGTTGTCTGATCCTGAGCTTTCAGAATGGAAGCACAAGGATGCTACAAGTCATCAGCTTGGATTCGCATCTCGCAGTATCGGCAAGACCTATCAAACCTATTCAAACAACTACGGCTATCGTAGTCCGTATGAAAGGCCTACAACGATCCTATCGGCAGAGCAAGCCGATCATCAGCGTGGAGTAATCGAAGAAGACTTCACGCTATATCCTGACGAGCAGGAGATCATAGACGCTCAACTATCAGGCATCCCTGACTACATGGGAGAATGAAGAATCGCCAAACACTCGTCGAAGCAATCATTGCTTTGATATGTTCGGTTCTCATTGCTTACTGGTCTGATAAGTATAAGTAAAATGCACAGGGGAGTCCGGCTAACGCCGGGCTCCCCTTTTTACTGCATCGGCTCGGCTTCGCCTCGCCTCGCTTTTCCGCCGAACTTGTTAGGGCGACCAGAGCCTAACTTGTTAGGGCGACCAGAATTATTCCTTGCCCTTGTTAGGATCTCTTATCGGGATCTGGATGAAAGGCATCGGTTCAATGCCACGGCTTGCTAGCCACTTATCACAGGCTTCGCCAACGATCTTAGAGAGGTTGTTAAGATAATCATCCCAATCATCCTGAGATCTGCGGGTTTCAATGTGTAGAATTTCGTTATGCGGGACGTAGTTCTTGTGTGCTGGCATCTTATTTCTTCCTCTTCTTACAGAAGATAAGGCTCCAGTTATCCCTGTATTGCTGTGATGGAGGCCGGGTTCGGCCTTCAGAAGAAGCATCAATCTTCTTTTGCATGGATAACATGCGTGGAGACAGCTTGGAGTATTCTACCTTTTCGCTCACTCAGTAATGATGGCTGATGGCTTCTTAGGCTCGTTGAATACGGAGTCGAGGAACTCGTCAATGGCGCAGAGAATACAAGCCTCCTTATCCTCATCTGGTGATCCGTGCATAAATCCCTCTGCATCCTTGGTGGACACGTAGATAAAAGCTCTAACTCCAGCTAAAAGCGTGAAGGCCTGATAAGAGCTTGCAAACAGCTTTGCAATGCGGAGAGCCTCTTCTGGCGAGCACACGGAGCTAACTTGGCAGATCTCCCTGTTTTCCGAGTCAATAACTCGGTCTGCATCTGCGGCGAAGGGGAGGGTGAATTCAATGGGGTTGTCTGTTACGATCATCGTTTATAGGTTGTTAGGATTGGTCTGACTAGGTCTGCTATCTGCTTTGTTTTACCGAGAGTGTTGTATTCCTCAATCTTCTTAAACGTGGAAAGCATGAGGTCTATTTCCGCACGGAGGTTGTTCACCAAGTCTTCTTCGTCCATGATTGAATTAAAGATTTGAGGCGATTGCATTGCGTTGCTTCTGTAACTCAATTTCCTTCTTGGTTTCCACTAGGGAGATTTGATTGAGCATCATAACGCAATCAGTTTGGTGATCCCTGTAGAACAAGGCTATTGCCTTCTCAGTCTTCTTTCTGACTGATTCAGCGAGGATATATGCGCCTAATGCTAGGCTAAAGACGATTCCGAAGAATCCGACTGCGATTACGAATATTGCCATTTTAGTTGGGTTGAGGTGTTCAACATGGGTGTACCGAGAACCCAGTACGTAGCCATCCTACGTCTCTATGCCCTCAAGATTAAGATTTACGTGATTTTTTGCCTGAGCACTTCCACTTAGCACGGCTTAAGCGCAAGGGGGAGTTCTTATCCTTTGCGGCGGCAGGATGCTTCTTCATCTGCCCATAAGAACGTGCACAATACGAATCTCCCTTGCTTGTGCCGGGAGCGATGCTGTAGCCCTTTGCCCCATACCTAACAGTCTTCTTCTTGCCAGTCTTGGGGTTGGTTACTACCTTCTTGAATTTCTTCTCAGTCATAAGTGTTAGAAGTTGATGTCCTCGTCCTCAAACTGGTTATGGGCTGGCTTGGAAGGGTAGGCTTTACGCTCACGCTTCTCGGACACTTTGCCAGAAAGGAACTGGTTTCCGTTCTTGCTGGTCTTATTCCAAGCACTGATCTCCCACTCCTTGCCATTAAGGTCGGTGAAGGTTCCAGTGAAGTTAGGGGCTTTGGGGTTGGTTCCCTTGTTACTGAACAGCACGAAGCTGTTTTTATTGTCGTATGGCATGTTGTGTTTTGTTTTGTTTAGTTCCTCTCATCGAACCGAAGGTATTCGGATCGGAATGAGAGAGGTATTCTTCCAGTTGCGGTTGCTCTTGACAAGGCAATATTCAACCACCAATCGGAAGGATTTTCTTCATCTCGCTGGATCTTGAGGAACAAGTCACAATCATGTTCGATGCCCCTTGATTCACGTGATGCCCCATCTGCATTGAGTTGGGTAAGGGCGATGATAGGGATGCCTAGTTCCTTTGCAAGTATTTTTATCGTGCGTGATGATTCAGCCACTTGCTGTTCCCTGCTGTCCTTGCGGTTGAGCGGTTCGATTAGCTGGATGTAGTCCACGACGAGAAGCTTGATGCCATGCACGGCAACCATGCGACGAGCGGCGGCTCGCAGTTGCAGTGGATTGATACTGCTCTCATCACGAATGAAGATAGGTAGCTTGCTGACTTGTCCAATGCCCCACCTGATCTTGTCCATGAGTCCCTTTGTGGGATTCTTGGATAGTTCGCTGATGTCGGCTCCAGAGCATGATGCCACAAGCCTGTCCGTTAGCTCTCCGCTTCCCATCTCAAGCGATATGATGTCCACTGGCACATCCGTGAAGGCGGCTCTCATTGCCATGTTTAAGGCCAGAGCCGTTTTACCGCCCTTCGTTGGGGCTCCAATCACAATCACCTGACCATTACGGAATCCACCAGTGATGTCGTCCAGAGGCTTAATGCCAGTCGTGATGCCCATGAGCTTGCCTCGGTTCATCACCATCTCCTCATAGACTGACAAGCGGTTGTGAGCGGCCTCCTTGACTGTCTCAATCCTCCCCTTGCTCTCCGCATCGGCGGCAACGGCTACAAGAGCCTTCTGCACGATCTCGGACAGATCCTCGGATTCTGCTGGATTGCTGGCAGACTGAATGATCCTCTCGGCGGCACTCACGGCAATCCTTGCAGTGTGCTTGTGGCGAAGTATGTCTAGGTACTGCTTCCAGTTGGAGGGAACGCATGGGAAGATGAAGCACTCGGATAAGAATGCCGCCCCTCCGCACATCTTAAGCGTTCCAGAGTTGTTCATATGTTCGGTAAGGGTTACGAGGTCGCAATCCTTGCCTTCCTTCCAAAGCTCAAGAACGGATTCAAAGATCCGCTTGTGAGCAGGGTGATGAAATAGCTTGGGCGTTGCATAGTCTGCGGCTTCATTGAGAATACCGGCACACTGAATAACGCTTGACAAAAAGGCCTTCTCAGCCTCTTCCGAATATGGAGTGGCCTTAGTCATTCTTATTCTTGCGTGTACGCTTTGGCTTGGCCTCCTTAGCCTCCTTCATTGCCCAATAAAGCTCTAACTGCTTCTTGAACACGAGCCAGTCGTAAAGGAGTTCGGTCTTCCATACCACTTGGAAGTCACCCTCCTCCTCCTTGCCAATCCTGACGATGGCATGATCCTTGATCCTCATGGTGTTGAGTTGTCCATGATTCTCATCCCATAGCTGTGCATAGCCAGCCACTTGCCTCCAGTACGGATCGTTAATCCGCTTACTGGTCTTTAGGTCGATCAGCACGTGATCTCCGTTAGGCCTCTTGGCAACAAGGTCAATGGTTCCCCCATAACGCAATGCGTCATGGACAAGCTGAGTCTCGGTAGCGACTTTCTCAAGCCCCTCTCCATCCCACCATTCTAGGAACTTGGAATAGCATCCCAAGGCCTTGTCGATCTTGTCCTGCTCGTAGTCCGAGAGATCGCAGACAAATCCATTTAGGAATGCCTCGCACATGAAGTGAGCGATTGTGCCGATGTCGGCGGCACGATCACGCTCCTTGCGATAGTCCTTGCCCTCCGTTCCGAGCTTCCATGCCCATGCAATGAGAGCCTCTGGAGATTCACCGATCTTGCAAATCGTGGAGCCTCCGGGCACTTCTTCTCCGCTCTTGGTGTGATATTTTTGATGAGGTGCATTACGCACCAATTTGACTTTTTCCATTTTAGTATGCCCTCACAGGCTCTTGAATTTCCCCTTCGATCTCAATGCCGCAATTAGGGCATTGACTTGGTTCGATACTAGCTTCTTGTCCTAGAAGAGTGACGATGAACTCGTTCTCCTCTCCGCATGAATTGCAGACAAGCATGTCGCAATACTTCTTGGTGTTTTCCATGTTGTTGTGCGAGGAGGTTGTGCCTCGCAACAATCACGAGTAGTCGGATTCCAAATCGTTATCAAGAATAAAATTCTCCCATTCTGGATCGTCCTCTCCACCATACCCAACGGCATTGCCCAATCCATTGTTGTTGACGAAGAGATAAACTAGAAGGCTTAAGGCATCGGCTCTGTCTGGAGATCCTCCCTTCGTTCGTTTCTTCAAATCCTTCTTCGATTCCAGCAAGGTCTTCTCATTACGAAGCGTGTAGATACGAGCACATAGCTCCCTAGCAGTGAGATCATCCAGACCACGCAATCTCCCTGCCATGATAATTGTCCTGATTTGCCCCCATAGTTGGCTCACACGATTGGCGTAGATTTCCCTCGCAGAGCGAGAGTCCTCCATGCTTATCGGGGTGTCCGATGGAGATCCACCAAAGCTAACCCTCCTAAATCCGTTCTTCCATCTTTGCTGGATGATGTCTGCTATTGCGGCTCCTGCACCAGTTGCGTCAATAGCAAAGTTCTCGGGGTCGATATTGCGCTTGACAAGTTCCTGTATGGTCTGATCAGCCACTTGATATGCCAGCGGATAGTTATCACTCTCCATGAGTTGAATGCGGATGATGTCTCCTAGGGATAGCATCATCTCGCCATCCACGGCCTTGCCCATCGTTGCAAACCTTATGATGCAATCATCGCCATCAGTAGTGAAGGCGGGGTCTAAGGCGGCAATCTGAACCAAGTCCCCACCTGTCCAAATTACTTTATCCCTAGCCCCGCCCTCATTGATGGTTGCTTGATCCAAGATGGTATTTTTAGCACCAGACTTAGACCACATGCCTCGGCAGTAACTATTCCGCTCAAGGCTACCTTCGCCGAATACTGAGCGGATGGTGTTGACGTTGTCAATTCCAAATAGATAGGGGTAGATGGTTTTGCCAGCCTTGATGTTTGGGCTCTTGAGTCCATCGAATCTCACGCATATACCAGACTTTGTCTCCCAATGCTCATCGTCATCTTGGATGCTGTTCCACCCCATGCGTGGCTCACAGAATAATCCATGAGAGTCGAATTGGCTGGAAGCGTTGGCAATGGCAATGAAATGGTAGAAGTCCGTACCCACTGCCAAGTTTGCACGAGCCGAGAAGATAGCAGGGTTGGTTTGTGCGGCCTCGTCCACCATGATTATCATTCTGGGTAAGTGCACCCCCTGCAATGTTCCAACGGCCTTCTCAATAGATCCACTTTCCACGGCAAGAGCCATAATAGCCGATCTATCGTCTCCTTTCTGGAACTGGATCTTGGTCTGGGAGTCCACCACGTTAAGACCGAATAAAGGGCTTACAGGGCGAATGAAGCGCATAGCCTCCGCCCACACACGTCCACGCAATGACTTAACTGTGGCTGAAGTCAGAGCCACTCTGGTTGCCATGGGCCGAGCCAGATACTCCACAATAGAGAGGAGGGTAAAGGTGAATGTCTTGCCTGCACTGGCACATCCAGTCACCCCTATCTCGTTGTAGTTAGTCCATGCCCATAAAGCCATCTCATTCCAATCATTCCAGCTTCTTATCACGTCAGGCCAGATTAACTGGATAACGTGCTTGATATGCCTATCCCTAGACATACCTGAGAACTTGGAAGGATCTTTCTCAGCAACCATAAGGAGCTCAACCTCAAGTTGAGACACCTTAGGGTATTTGCTTAGATCCAGACCATACGTCTGGACGGACATGGATTAGCGGAAGTAGGAGCGGATAGAATCCATTGCTCCCTTGGGCTTGCCAGTAACCTCGTTAATGTCGGATGTTCCACGCTTTGGCGCAGGGCTAATAGCGGCATCCTTGCTTACACGAGCCTTATACTTGGCAATCTCAGCCTTCAGCTTGGCATTCTCCTCAACTGCATCCTTTGCAATAACTGCAAGGAACGGAGTAAAGGCCATCTCATTCTCGGAAGCTGTTCCAAGAAGGATGTTCTTAACCGCACTCAGGCGAGCATCCACCTTTGAGTTGTGATCCTCGTCATCACCCTTCTTGAAGTAGTCGAGCTTCTGGGCAATGTGACCAGTCACACGATCATAGGTTTTAAGAATGTTGGCTTGAGTCTGCTCGTACTTAGCCGCCTCATCCATATTGATCTTATGGGCCGTGGCACGGAAATCAGTTAAGGCTCCCTCTAGGCTGTTGCGAGCTTTGTCTGCACTCTCAATCTTGGTGAGGAATGCCGCCGCCGCACCAGATGGGATGTGCTCATCAATGAACTCAATGCGCTCCTTGCCCTTAAGACTAAGAGCCTTTTCCGCAAGAGATCCATCTTCTGCATAGTCCTTTGCGAATTGCACTGCATCCTGAACAGCCGCCTCATAAGGGGCTTGGAACTTCTCCTTGAACTTGGGACTACGCTCAAAAGCAGTACGCTCAAGCTCTTGCTCCAATGCATCCACCCTGTTCTGGTACTCAGTAAGCTTCTCGTCACGAGTCTTGATCTCAAGCTCTGCTGATTCAGCCTTGCGGCGAAGCTCTGCAAAGTTGTCATCCTTGCTCTTCTTGCCCTTAGGCTTCTCTTCAGATGCAGGCTCAGGATCTTTGGAAAGATCAATGTCGGACAGGTCAAAGGATGAGCTAGATTCTGGTTTATCCTCTGGTTTCTCAATCTCTACCGGGTCTTCTACCGGGCCAGTGTTTTTCTTATCCTCCATTGCGCTAAGGAAGTCGCTAACGCTCTGCTCAGGAACAACATCCACTCCGATAGGAGCAGGAGTCCCCACGGCATCTGGAATGTCCTTAAGGTTCTTGAAGTCAGTCTTAGCTGGAAGCTTGGGCTTATTCTTGAACTGTTTCTCCAACTGCGAGAGGTCGGATGGCTTCTCTAGGTTGGGGCTGGTTGCGATGACTGTGTCGGCAGGCATCGTTGTGGGTGTTGGTGCTGGTGTGTTGGTGTTCATAAATTATTCGGTGTAGTTGGGCTCAAATACCTTCTGCTCCTCAACTGCACTAGCAAGTTGCTTAAGGTCATAAATAAGGGAGGCTCTGCCTGCATCATATCCAAACAATACTGTGGCTTTGTCTGATAGCTGTAAAAGCCCAGATCCGTTGCCAAGTGTGGATGCCGCAGTGTTCTTTTCAAGAAGATCAATAGCCATCTTCATAATGGGATCTTCAAGAAGCTTTCTAAGTCCTTCGGCTAGTTCAATGTTTGAACGCCA